ACAAAAGTATTCTGTGCCTTTAAGGCCTGGCTTGATCTGCATGTTGTTGATTTTGATCGGCAGCTTCTTGGTCTGTGAAGGCAGCGGAACAATAGCACCATCATCAGTGTAGCCAGTGAATTCAATCATGAGCACATAGGGAATCTGCGTCCAGGACACACCAACTCCCATGGAGTCTGCCATTTGCACAATGCGGTTCATCAGAGTCATGCCCATGGGCTCAATGATTGTGAACTTGAAAAAGAATGCGTTGCTGGATCTGGTATGGTCGCTGGGACCTACAGTGGATTCCAACTCCAGGCCGTCAATGAAAAAATCTTGTAAGAATTCCGGACGACGAGTATCTCTATATCCACCAGATCCACCAATGATGGTGTTGCTTGGCACCCAACTGTTTGGACTGTCAACCAGTGTTTTGAGAGCATTGATGTCCACTGCATGCAAACTCACGTTGTAGGTATAACTGGCATACTGATGCAGTGGGTTTTCTCCAGCAGTGATTCCTTCTTGGAAAGGACCGCCTTTGCCGTACAGTGCTTTGTTGGTTGCATCTTCAGTGGCTCTCGTTGCTGCTGCCAGTTTGTCTTCGCCTGTGATTGCTCTCAGAATAGACTGATTGGTTTGTCCAATGGTAGATGCTGTGCCTGTGGGAGTGCCAGCAAGTCTTGCATTTTCTCTGGCATTGGTTGGAGTGCCGGTACCGGTCTCTGTGGGGATGTTTCTACCTGCACTGTCGTAACCAAATGAAATCATGTTACAGTCCTAGGTCGGTTTTAAGAGTGCTAATCTTGGGCAGTAGAATAATTTGTCCAGCAAAAAAATCACCAATGGGATTTTTCAACACGTTGGGATTGCGCATGGCAAACACCCACCAGAGCGCAGCATCGCCGTATAGGTCATATGCCAGCAGGTCTGGTCGGTACTCATAAGCCGGGGTGATGGTGATTTCAATATCATCACCATATGGTGTGATGCTGCGCTGTGTCATTACATCCAAGAACTTGCCGTAGGTTCCAGTCTGATAGTATGCGCTGGTTTTTTTGTAAACAGTCTTGCGAACAGACATTATAAGAATCCTCCCCTACTGCCACCTATTCCCCCTATGTTTAGTAAGTGGCCGGCAGCAAAAGAATTAAGGTCAAATGCTGACTGTTTGTTTCTGCTCACCACTGGCTGCACAGTGATTGACAACTGACTGTGTGTTGGTACCCAGGTGGTGTCTGTGGTTGACACTGGTCCTACTCCGTCAACCAGGTAGTCAACGTCGTTGGGCAAGGTATGGCTAAAACTGGTTACCACACAAGGAGTTCGTGGCAGTAGTACTTTGCCGTATCCACTGAGAAACACTATTGGCGGAGGATTACCAACATAGGCGCCGGATCCATAGAACATCTTGGTACAGGCGCGGAAAAAATACACCGCACCAATAAGATACTTGGCTTCTTCAATGCTCTGCACAGTGAAGTCCGCAGTGATAGAGATTGCACCAGTTTCACTGCCGGTGTAGTTGTAAAAGTTATAATTACTGTGTACAAGAGACTGTGTTTCGTATTTTGCAGTGTGACTGACGTTTACCACTGGTGTGTGAGGAAATACCACTCCTTTTTCTGGCGCCAGTAACTCGCAGGCAGCACCTGGTGCAAATGCTTCGCCAAAGATTGGACTGGCTGGCGGCAAGCACACTTTTACACGCCAGTCTGCTTGCCCAGAATAAGGGGTAAATCTACCGTTGCCAAATGTCACTGTGGGATCAACTCTGCTGAACTGTGCAGGACTGTTAAACCCGCCCTGGGTAGCACCGGCGTTTGTTAGACGATCCATGCTGGGATTGGCGCCAAATGCCGCAACAGCTTTAGCAGCTCCTGCTATCACAGTGCCGCCTTTTTTAATGGCACTACCAACTGCGCCGGTAACACTACCAACCACACTTGACAGGCCAGAAGATCGACTCTGAGAAAGGTTAAATGGATCTATCATTTATGTTATGCCTCTTGTAATACTAATATTTATTTGTTAAAATATATGCTCAGATAAAGGACAGCAACACATGCGCCACAATTACCTTAACAACAAAGATATCCTTAAGGAGATACATCGTAGCAAAAACACCTACTGCTGGTACGCTACCCCCGGAGATGCAGATTATGACATGATCATAACGGAAAATCGCAAGATACTGAAAAAAGACATCGCAGCAGCAAAAAAAGCTCGAGCAGAACGCTTGGCCAAAGCTGCACAAGATGCTGCTACCGCAGAGGGCAGAAAAACCAAACTGGAGGAGCATGCTATCAAACCCAGCAAAATCGCGGACACCGATGTGGTTTTTCGCATGATGACCTGGGAACATATCCCGGTGGACACCACCCCTAAGAAAACCAAAACTGGAAAAAAGGCCGTGGTAATTGAAGACGACGACGAAGAGCTACTAACAGAGTACGACGACCCTGTGGAAGTCAAAGCAGCTACCAAGTATGTGAAAGTGAATTTTCCACCGTTCAAACACTACAAGATCAATGAAGAAGGTGAACCCTATTGTGTGGGCATCAGTCACTGGCAAGGAGACCCGGACTCAGGAAACTATTGCAGAGAGCACGGGCAAATGACCAAGAAGCTGGCCTTGATGTTCATGAAACTGTGCGAACGCTATGCCACACGTTCAAACTGGCGTGGATACACATACAATGATGAAATGCGCAGTCAAGCACTGCTACAACTGGCACAGATTGGACTACAATTTGATGAATCAAAATCACAAAATCCTTTTGCTTATTACACTGCTGCTATCACTAATAGTTTTACTCGAGTGCTCAACATTGAAAAGCGCAACCAGAATCTACGAGACGATATTCTCCAGGAAAACAACCTGAACCCCAGCTACACACGTCAAGCCGAATGGGGCGGGGGCGGTGGCGGTGGCTACGAAGAATAGATTGTCAAAACACTTGCAATCACCATTGATAATATCTATACTAACGCACTATGTCTAATCTTTTTAAGAAGGCTGCGGTCTTCACTGATATTCACTTTGGCTTGAAGTCCAACAGCATCACTCATAATGAGGACTGTTTGGCTTTTGTTCGTTGGGCAGTTGATCTAGCCAAAGAGCAAGGTTGCGAAACCTGCTTCTTCACCGGCGATTGGCACAACAATCGAGCTGCACTGAACATTCTTACCTTGAACTACAGTCTACGAGCACTGGAGTATATGAATGATAACTTTGATGCTGTATACTTTATACCTGGGAATCACGATCTTTATTATCGCGATAAGCGTGATGTTCAGTCAGTTGAGTGGGCCCGCCACCTCCCCAATGTTAAAATATGCAATGATTGGTTTCAAAGTGGGGATGTCGTTATCGCTCCTTGGCTTGTTGGGGATGATCATAAACGTCTTTTGAAAAAGAAAGGCAAATATTGCTTTGGACATTTTGAACTGCCCGGCTACTACATGAACGCCATGGTGCAGATGCCAGATGTGGGCGAAGCCAAACGTGAAGACTTTGTGGGCTTTGAACATGTGTTCACCGGGCACTTTCACAAACGTCAAAGTGCCAACAACATCACATACATTGGCAACTGTTTTCCGCACAACTATGCAGACGACGGCGACGAAGAGCGTGGCATGATGATACTGGAATGGGGCAAGGAGCCAGAATATCATGCCTGGCCTGATCAGCCCACATATCGTGTGCTGAGTCTTTCCAGCATTGTTAACAACCCAGAAAAGATCTTCAAGCCCAAGATGCATGCTCGTGTGAACATTGACATTGATCTCAGCTATGAAGAAGCTACCTTTATCAAAGAAACATTTGTTGACACTTACAAACTGCGTGAACTCAGCTTGATTCCTAAAAAAGACATTGAAGTGAACGCTGACGTTACCGGCGAAATTAAATTTGAAAGTATTGACACAATCGTGCAAAATCAGATCAACGCAATTTCCAGCGAGCACTATGATCCAAAGCTGCTGCTGGATATCTATAGGAACTGCTGATGTTTGTAGTTAAAGACCTGACAGTTAAAAATTTCATGAGTGTGGGCAATGCCACACAGGCAGTGAAGTTCAATCGCAACGACCTTACGCTGGTGCTGGGACAGAACCTTGACCTGGGCGGAGACGACACAGGTGCTAGAAATGGCACAGGTAAGACTACGATTATCAATGCCTTGAGCTATGCGCTCTACGGCGAAGCATTAACCAAGATCCGCAAGGAAAATCTAATCAACAAAACCAATGGCAAGGCCATGATGGTCACCATTGAGTTTGAAAAAGACGGCCAGTCATACAAGATTGAACGCGGTCGTAAACCCAATACACTCAAGTTCTTTGTGGGCGATGTTGAGCAAGAGATCAAAGACGAAGCACAAGGCGACAGTCGCGAAACACAAGCAGCAATTGAAAACATGTTGGGCATGAGCCATGACATGTTCAAGCACATTGTGGCCTTGAACACATACACAGAACCTTTCTTGAGTCTCAAGGCAGCAGAGCAGCGAGTGATGATTGAGCAACTGCTGGGTGTCACACAGCTTTCAGAAAAAGCCGAAGCTCTCAAAGAGCAAATGAAAGCCACCAAGGAATCAATCACCAAGGAAGAGTATCGGATCAAAGCGGTGCAGGATGCCAACAAGCGCATGGAAGATCAGATTGCCAACTTGAAACGCAGACAAAAACCTAGAAGACCTAGACAAACTGGCAGTAGGCTACGCAGAACTGGACAAGATTGACATTGAAGCTGAATTGATTGCACATCAGCAGCTGGCAGATCATGCTGCAAAAAAGCAAGCCATTGAGCAGCTTGAAAAATACATTGCACAAAATCAACGAGACGAAGCTCGTGAAAATAGAATCGTAGAACGATTAAAAACAGAAATTGCCAGCTTGGAAGAACACAAGTGCCACGCTTGCGGACAAGAGCTGCACGACAACAATCATGAAACTCTGCTGGCAGCAAAGAAAAAAGAACAGCAAGAAGCTGCGCTGAACGCTTTGGCTGCAAACACACAGTACATGGAAAATACTGCTGCTCTGGCAGAACTAGGAGAACTAGGCGATGCACCCAGCACCTTCTATGAGCGCGAAGCAGATGCTTTTGAGCATCGTGCTAGCCTAGGAGCCATACTGGGACAGATCACTGCCAAGGAAGAGGAAGCAGATCCTTATGCTGATCAAATAGCAGAAATGGAAACCAAAGCAGTAGAAGAAATAGATTACGAAGAAATGAATCGTTTGAACACACTGCTGGATCACCAGGACTTTTTGCACAAACTGCTGACCAGCAAGGACAGTTTTGTGCGCAAACGCATCATTGATCAGAACTTAACCTACTTAAATCAACGACTTAGCCACTATTTGGATAGAATTGGATTACCACACACTGTGATATTTCAGAACGATTTAACGGTGAATATTACAGAGCTAGGCCGCGAACTAGACTTTGATAATCTCAGTAGAGGCGAACGAAATAGGCTTATTTTGAGCCTGAGCTGGGCCTTCCGCGACGTGTACGAAAGCCTGTATCAGCCCATAAATCTGCTGTTCATTGACGAAGTTGTGGACTCGGGCATGGACGCCAGCGGGGTGGACAACGCACTGGCCATATTGAAAAAGATGAGTAGAGATCGTAACAAATCTGTTTGGCTAGTGAGTCACAAAGACGAGCTGAGCAGCAGAGTAAACAACATTCTAACTGTGACCAAAGAAAGCGGATTCACCAGCTACAGTTCGGATGTGGAATTAGTATAATTTTTATCATGGCTCCTGCAGAGGTAACTATGCTATATGACATGGACACATCAAGGTCAAATTGTGGAAACCTTACCCGAAGAATGCATTGGGTTTGTCTATGAAATTACAAACTTACTCTCTGGTAAAAAATACATTGGCAAAAAACTAGCAAAGTTCTCAAAAACCACATACAAAACAGTAAAACTCAAAAACGGCACTAAAAAACGCAAAAAGATACGCAACAAGATAGACAGCGACTGGCAAACCTATTATGGCTCAAACGATCAATTAAACAAAGATGTCGCAGCTCTAGGGCAAAACAACTTTACCAGAGAGATCCTTTACTATTGTTATTCAAAAGCAGAATGCTCATATATCGAAGCAAGAGAACAATTTACACGCAAAGTGCTAGAATCAGACGAATACTATAACGGACACATACAGGTCCGTGTACATGGCTCACACATCAAAAACAAATTAGGCAGTTAAGACTCGCACAGGTCAACGTCATGTGCCCAGGACAAGGGGTTTAATTACGCCCGGACGGAAATCTCTCTGCGCCCGAGAGTGCTCAACCACTGCCCGCAAGGATGAAGACAGCAAATTGCCGCTGTTTGGTTGTTTGAACAGGATTCCATGGCTAAAAAGACGCTCTAGCGATAGAGCACGGCTGTAGTCTACGCTGATATGTAGATTGCTGCCCGCCGTTGTAATAAAGACTGCGCTCGAGGTACCGGACAACCGCCTCTGTAATGCGCTAATATCAGTGACTGTGCTACTCAGATGATGTACAGCTTTGCCCGCCCTGGGCAAAGTGTGACCGATTAATCTAGATGATATAGCTTCGCGCTTCGCGCCTCAAACAGTGTTTAAAAAAAATATCACTGAGCGATAGCGAAAGTGATAGATCACGCAGTGATCTTACCAGAATGGCATTTGTGATTTCTTAGCCACTTCCATGTTGTCTTCAATGATCTTGCCCACAATGGTTCTGTCTTCAAAACTCAACATCATTGCGTCATCGTAAGAAATACCACCACGCATCCACCAGGTAAATCGCAGAGTTTCATCTTTTATGGCTTTTGTCTCTTTTTCGAGATCGTCTAAGTACTTCTCGATTTCTGCATCAGTTAGGGTCAAAAGCCTAGTACGAAAAAATTTGCGTAGTCAAAAGCTATTCTGATTTCAATGGCTTCGCCGCAGCCCACACAGTTGACCTTTTGCATTTTAGGATTGCTTTCCTCTACCAGTTTGCCCATGTAGTCATTGATCTCCTGCACTATCTTGGTGTCAATGTTGGTGTAGAATTCTCTGATGTAGTCCTTGCGTTCAATGCGAGATCCGCTTTCCACATCAATGATGTACTCAGTGCTGTTGGTCATAATGTCCAAGGCCAGCTCGTTTAGTCGTTTGATCTGCTGAGTGGCCAGCTTGCTTTTTTCATCCAGTGCATCATCACCCATTTCTGAAACCATTTTTTCGTAGCGTGACAGTTCAAACTGTGCCTGTCCTGCTCTTGTGGTTTCTAGATAGCTCTGTGGCTTGAACTTGATGTTCACGGCCTGTAGATCCATCAGCTGATTGTAGTCTGGGCATTTAATAGTGGCCATTAGAGTGCGCAGATCCATGGTGTAGCTGTGTTCCTCGTTGCACTTGGGGCAGGTGCCTTCAAAGTCCATGTTGTGCCCGTAGCTGGCAATGCGCATGGCCATGAGTGCCACGTCTGTGTCCACGCTGGGCATCTTCCAGGCATTTTTAATGCTGGGAATACAGCTCTGCAACACTTCCACAACACCCTGTCCATTCATCAGTGCATCAGGTGTGCGCAGCGTGATTTCATCACGAGTGGTCATGGGGTAAACAGGCAGTTCGCCAGTTTCTGGTATGTCCAAGCTGCCTGGTTCCCAGTACTGTCCGCGGCTGGGCAGGGAAATGTAAATTGCCGGCTGTCTAAAGTGCTTGGCCAGTGGGTTTGTTGGGGCTTGTACCGCAGGACGATTGGGGATTCCAATGCGCGGAGTTACATTTTGCACGCCAAGCGGGTTGTGTTCTGGTTGGTTT